GTTCTATGGCGGCTGATTGGGATAGAAACTCTACGTTAATACCTGTGGCTACAGATAAAGATGGCAAGGTTACCGACTTCTATAACTTCTCGTACACCAACCCTTATGACTACATTGCCCGTCCAGCAGCGGCTGTGTTTAACGCTGTAAACAACGGGATTGCGAAAGAAGAAGACCTAACAACAATAGCTTTTAAAGCCAGCTTGGGAGAAGGCGGTGCTGCTAGAGAGTTTTTCTCGCCGTTTATGAGTGAGGCAATTGTCACTGAGAAGGCTCTCGACCTGCTTAGAAACAACACTACGTTTAATAGACCAATCTATAATGAAAGCGATACTTTGGGGACAAAGTTTGGCAAAGGCTTTGCTCATCTAGCAGATGGTATTATGCCTGGAGTTAGTCCAGTAGATATAACAACGGGGTCAGATTCGTTTTTGCCTTTTTCTCTAGACGTTAGAATGAGAGACTTTCCTAGAGCAGTTGCTTCTGCTGTATTAGGAGATGAGCGCCTTGGAGTAAGCAAACAAGGCTATAGGTTAGATGGAGCGCAAGAATTTACAGAGGCTTTGACGGGCGTTAAAAGCATAAAGCCAAGAGTTGATAGAGTCCTTTATTATCGCGCTCTTGAGGCTGGAAGAAATGTAAGGGATGCGGCTGGCATATTTAACCAAGTGGCGAAGCAGCGAGGAAGTGTTGATGCGGAGGCAACGACTCAAGCGTTTATAACGTCAAACGAGCAGCGTTTTAAATCCTTGCGTGATTTAAACATGGCCATTGAAGATGCCAAAACCCTTGGGCTTTCTACAAAAGACATTGTTGTTTCTTTAAAAAAAGCAAAGACACCCAATCTTGGGATGGTTATGGCAGGAAAGTTTAATGCATTTTTTCCAAGCAGCGAAACCATTGCAGAAGCTTTGAGAGGCAATGAAAACAAACTTGCTAATCCTTTAGACTTTGAATCAATTGGCCAACAATTTGGTGAGTTTCAAGGTAAAGATTTCAGACCAGAAGCTGCAGCCGAAGCACAAGCTGCACAACAACTTGCGGCTCAACCCCCTGCACAGGCACAGCCTGCGGCTCCAATGCCCCCAGCACAGGCTGGCACACCGCCTGGGCCACCTCAAGCAGGCGCTCCTGTACCACCGGCACCGCCTCAGTCACTCTTTGACCGTGGCATAGATGCCTTGAAGCAGGTAGAGTTAAACAAACTCATGGGCATAGATTAATTTGATCCCTCAACGCGCACCGAAAAAGAGTAAGTACTTCGCCAAGAAGACTGAGTACGATGGCATCATGTTCGACTCAAAGCTTGAGGCGGCACGCTACAAGATACTTAGGCGTTACGAAGATGCCGGTGAGATCTCTGATCTAGAGGTACAGGTAGACTTTCCCTGCATAGTCACAGTAGATGGTGAAGACAAAAAGATCTGCTCATACGTTGCAGACTTCCGCTACAAGCGCGATGGTGAGGTGGTGGTAGAAGATACTAAGGGTATGATCACCCAAGTATTCACGCTCAAGAAGAAGCTTGTTGAGGCGCTATACCCAGGGACCAAGATACTAATTGTTAAAGACCCACGCGCCTGGGACTAAAACCCAGGCGTGCTCTCATCCATGTTGTCATAGTAGCTGCCTGGAAACTCAGCCCTAATCTTCTCGCCCTCGATCATCATCTGGGTATTGAAGTTAGTCTTAGATAGCTCCCGCATCTCTGCGCTACTGTACTCATACTCAGCCCCCTCTGGGCCTTTGCCATTGAAGAACTCCAAGATACCTGCTCGATAAGCCATGCCGTCAGGCGTGCTTCTCTCAGGCATATGGTCTGCGTTGACCAGTGCAGGTATCCACATATGCTTTTCGCATCCAATACGCTGCTCATCAAGCGAGAGGGCATGGTTTCTCTTCTTGCACAACCACACCGCACCATTGGAGTCAGTAAGCGGCTTCACATGCACACAGTTCCTGCAGTTGCCTGACTCAGGTAGCCGCCGACCATAGTAGATGTCTTTGTACACACTAGGCTCATTCTTCATACGCCAATCTTTCTCTGAGCGGCGAGTGCTGGTGTCTGGCCTATCGCTGCAGATGATGCGTTCAGCTTTCTCTTGAGCACGCTCCCAGATTTGTGGCTTGTAATCGATGATTTCAGAGTATATCTCGCTGTTGTTTTTGTTCATCACTACAGCCATACACTTGGTTAGACCAAGCGCGCCCATGTAAGCATGGATCTGCACACGATATGAATCGCTCCAGTCCTCGTAGCTTTGTAGCTTAACTAGTTCTTTAAACCGCTTGTCGTTGGCGCTCTTGACCTCCATGAGAAGAACAACCTCTTCATCAGGGGGTGGCAGTACGCCCTTGAGAAGGCCATCACAGGAGCCTGCGAAGTGACCGCCAAGGAACGATGCCCTGAACTGGTTACCATCTGCATCATGCGAGGCTATAGATATAATCCCAGTGTCGCGGATGTTATCTACGATCTGGTCCTCGATGCGGTTGCCCAAGTCAAACAAGCGCAGCATCCTGCCGCCGAATGTAGATGGTAAGCACCAGCGGAATCCCATCCACTGTCGGTACTCATCATCATCTCCTATGCCACTGAACCCTAGGTGTCCACGGTTACGGCCTTCCTTTGCGGCAATGGCTTCATCGATCTTTTCAAAAATGGACGCTGATAACATTCCAGTATTTCCCCTCTTTTCTTACAGTGATTTGTTTAATGTGATTCATATTGTTCTGGACGTTCACTTGATGCACAGCCCAGTCAATGTCTGCAGGGCATTTGTACTGCTTGGTCAACGCCCTCCACTTCTTCTCTGCCATCATCCCAGCCTTACCCCTCATGCCCAGCATGATCGGCATACTCTGCGGCCAATACTCACCAGGCGTTGAGAACATGACGTTAAGGTATTCATTGCCACTCTTCGATACCTTTTTCTCAGCAGTCACATAGTCAATGTCTTTAATCTTCTCTAACTTCTCAGCGGGATCTTCTAGTTCATCTGATAAGACAGAACCTGCGGCTGCTTGCCTGGATGTGGCGGCATCCTTCTCTTCTTCCATCGCGCTTATCAGTAGTTGCTGCTCTTTCACCATCTGCTTCACACGATCAGCGCCACACTCAACACAGGTGTATACATCGTTGTCGTTCACACCTACACACTCATCGCAGATCCATATCTTGGGAGTCTTGCTCTCTTCCTTCTCAGGCGTTGGTGGTTTAGCTGTATCAATACACCCATGGCGCTGCATGTTCTCGCCATAGTCCAGTAGCATGCAGTCTTTCTTGTCTCCCCATGTACGCATGCCTCGACCACAGATCTGTATGTACAGGCCAAGCGATTTAGTGGGCCTGAGTAGTGCTATGCAGTCAGTTCGCGGGGCATCCCATCCCTCAGTGAGAACAGCTACATTACATAGCGCGTTGATCTTGCCGTCCTCAAAACGCTCAAGGATTTCTTCTCGCTCTGCTTGTGGGGTTTCCCCCGTCACTACAGCGGCCTCAATGCCTGCTTGCTGCAGGTACATGCACATCTTATTGGCATGGTCTACTGTGATACAGAAGAACACACTGCTTAGTCTGCCCTTGCTGTACGCCTTGTCTATCCAGTCATTGATGATGGCCAGCATGGTCTGATCTTCCATGGCAAGCTTGGCAATGTCGGACTCACGATAGTCGCCACCTTTGAACTTGACCCGCGCAGTAGATGCATCGATCACGGCATCATCTGCTACTTGGAATGCAGACAAGCGGCAGAGATAACCTTGCTTGATCATCTCAGGTATACCTACTTTGTAAGCTACGCCTGAGAAGAAGTGATCATCTAGGCCATAGATAAAGCCTTGGCCCATGCGAAATGGTGTAGCTGTTACGCCTAGAATCTTAGGCTCAATCCATTGTTCATCATCAAAGTGTTGAAAGATCTTGCGGTAACGTGTCTTTGGATCTGGCGCAACGTGGTGGGCTTCATCAACAATGATGTAATCGAAGTGACCGCTAGACCCCAAACGCTTTGGTGTGGCCAAGGTGTCACGGCTGGCGATAACAATACGGGCATCTACTTCAAACTGGTTAAGTCCAGCAGCCACAATGCCTGACGGGGCGCATGACCAAACTTTCTTGAGCTTGTCATCTGCCTGTGACACAAGCTCTTGCCGGTGTGCCAAAATTAAAACCCTGCAATCAGGCTCTCGTTCAAACAACTGCTTGATCAGGTTAGCAAAGACTACAGTCTTGCCAGCACCTGTGGGTAGGACGATCAGTGGGTGCGTGTCTTGGGTTTTAAACCAGTGCAGCGCAGCATCAATAGCTTCTTCTTGATAGTATCTTAACTTCATTAGTGACATACCACTGGTTCTAATTGATCTTCAATTTGCTTCAGGGTTGTTAATAAGAAAGGGCTTAAGAACTCAATGCGCTCATTAGCTATGAGGTAAGTGGCTGCATAGATCATCATGGTTTCTGCAAACACATCAGGATCTAGATCATCTGCAATACCTGCCATGTTCTTAATAAGTTCAAGGGCGTACTGGTATTCTTCGTTTGCACCAGGCATTTCAATTTCAAATTCTTCATTCATTTTACAATAGCTCCATGAGCATTAACGCCTTCGGCATACTCTTCACAATTTAAACAATAGAACCCCTCGCCTAGATCGTACTCAAGGTCGGGCTTGTAACAGTCTGTGCAATACAACTGCCCCTCATTTAGGTGAGCAAGCGCCTCGCACACTGGGCAAGATTCATGGGTAGACCATCCAGTTGGTGAGTCACAGTCTTCATACTCATCAGACTCTATCTCTACATCAGGATGCTTATCACAGAACTCTGCGTCCTTTACGTTCCACGGGGCGGCAGGGTCTGATGACTCTACCTTTTCGCGTGTTAGTTCATTCATTTTTGTCACCCTTAACTACAACGTAGTCTTTGGTTACTCGGCCAAGCTTTGGATTTCCTCTCTTATGCGGAGCAATATTAATCACCTTGTACACAACGCCGTATTCATCTTTATATTTTCGTGGATGACCAGCCACATCATGTTCTCTCACTCCATAAGGCTCGATTCGTTTAAGTTGCTTAGGGGCAACGACCATCCCCTTATTCTTAGGAACCGTAAGCTTAACTTTGTGGTAAGAGTTGTATGGAGTTACGTTTGTTTTTTTAGACTTTGATCCTTGAATGCCAGTAGATATAGGCTCTTCAACAAACCAGTCAAAGTTCATCAAACTCATGATGGCAACTACCCAAGAGTAGTTATGTACTTCCTCTGCTTGATCTAGATAAATACTAGAATTAACTTCGTTGTCTTGTATAAAATTATTAAGCCCTTGGTTCCACCTAGAAACAGCGCACTCCATGTCAGGAGAGAACTCTCCGTCAGCGTCCCCAAGAAACCAAAGTTTTTTAACAAGAGAATCTGAACCTATTTGAAGTCCGTTTTTTTCCCCATTATGAATTAACGGCCCCTCTTTACTCCATATATCGGTATAAGTTGAATTAGGACTTACACCAACAAGTTGATTGATTTTATGATTGGCAGGAGGAAGTCCAGCATTTTTTCTTCGATCTTTATTTAACTTGTGTTGAGAACTGTTAACTTCAAAATACCGATCTAAAGTAAAGACGTTCCCAGGTTTGGTGGGTAAAAGTCTAGGGGTTATATATTGACGGCCTTTTGGCCCCTCCAACATAGGAACATTAGTCAGTGCGCTAATGTGATATCCAACCAATGAGGGTTTTTGATGTTGCTTCGGATCAAAAAACTCAAGCCACATATTGTAATGCCTTGGGCTTGCGTTGAGCATTGCGTTGTACAAAGCGCGTTGACTACCTTTATTAACGGACGGTCTTAAATAATCTATTACTTCTTCTGATACCTCATAGCTTATTGCCTTTTTTAAATCTGAATAAGGGCGACCTCTAGCTGCAGCATCTTTTTTATAATACTTTTTTATACCAGCTTTCCATTCTTTAGAGGCTTGAAATGAATCAAGCCCATAAAATTTAACGAAGGGCCTTTGCAGCGCAGCAATGACTTCCTGCTTGAGATCGCCAATTTCCATGCCATAAATGTTTTCTTGCTCACTCATGATCAGCAGTTCACATGGTTTTCTGCCATGAAGATCTCCACCCCAATATATTCATCGGGGAAAGACTCGTAGGCTTCAGACAAAAGCTTCTGCAACTTCAACAAGATTTCTATCTTGCCCTGCCTATCCGCTTCGCCGTCATGGTTGGTAAACAATGGGATTCTGGTAAGCAATTGCTTGCTGTCATCATGGTCATCCCCGTGCGTGTAGATCCGCAGACCGTGGTCAGCGTATCGGTGCCAAAACAGGTTGGACGGGTGCGACACCTGAAAGACATCAGTGCCTTTGGTTAACTGCTCAAGCTCTCTGATGCGATCCTCAGCTACGCCAAGTTGCTTCAAGGTGTTGAGGTGATGCTCTTTATCTAGGCTGCGTAGCCTGATCTCTTCTTTCAACTGCTCTGTTACTTCTTTTTTTGTTGGTGCTTTCATAGCGTTTTTCTCTTGTTGCTTTGGTTTTAAAAACAGCCCCGCCTATCGACCAACGCGGACGGGAACACGCTAATAGGGGAGGAAGCCCCTTGGTCTAAACAGTCCCGTCTTCGGCCACACTGACGGGCAAGTGTTACTAGGAAGTAGGATTCTCCCTTGGCCTTACTACTTAGTTAAGACCAGCTTGCCGTTTCTAGGCCAGCGGCTGGTGTAGCCTGTGCCTGTTGTGGCTGCTCAGTCTGAGCGTGTGGTTGTGCAGGTCCAGCACCAGACTTGTACCCAGCAATCTTGTTGCTTGGCCCATACTGGCCAGAACCAGGCTCAACCTTGATGCTTGCAGTGAACTGCTTACCCATTGCAGCGCGAAGCATGTCGGTGTTCAACGTCTGTGATACATCCTGCCCAGTGGCTCCAATGAATCCCTTCAAGCGAGACACGCCCACTTGATTGTTGAGCACGAAGTAATCCCAGATCTTACGACCTGCATAGCTTGGCCCAACTACGTTGAACTCAATCTTGATCATGTCGTTACCCGCCTTAGACTGCTGCTCTTCGTACATAGCTGCCGACAAAGTGTAATCACCTGCTGGGAACGGCTCAGAACCACCGCCACCTGTACTTGCTTCGATGTTGCTTACATCGATCCCTTGATCTAATAGACCCATAATGCTGCTCCTTAAGCTGCTTCGTTTTTGTTTGCAGACAATGCTGCGGTGTAGGAATCCATAAAGGATTGCCATGAGAACTCAATCTTCTGTGGAAGATCTATACGAGACTTCGCGTCATACGCTGCTGCGAACTTGGTAAACAAACTGCGATTACCGTAGCTCACACCACGCGCCTTCTGACCATCCTTGATTAAGGTGGTTTCATAGTTAGCGAACAGATTGAAATCAACCCAGTCCTTTATCAGAGCGTTGACCTTCTTGTTGCAACGCATCTCCCAGCGATCATAAGGTTCCAACTCTGGATCTTTGTACGCCTTGGATGCAACGTGGCTTAATAGAATGATGTTCATGCTTTTCTGTGTGTGAGCTACGTTCAACCCATTCAACAGATGAACCCATGCATTCTCTTCAGCTACATAGAACGCGCCGTACCCCGCCTTGGGATCTGCCGCACTTGTCCAGCCATTCTGAGTACACACATATGCTTCACCCAACTTGGCGGCAGCATCAGTGGTGTCCAGAACAACCGTCTTATACGGATGGTCTTCAGTCACAAGCGTCTTCACCTGCTCAATAAGATCTTCCCAAGTATTAGCTTGAGGAAACCTTGGCGCATCAATGAAAGACAGACCGTCCTCCGCTTGAATGAAGATCGATTGGTCTGCGTTAGCACCAAACGTACTCTTACCTATACCATCCGTGCCTTGGATGTTAATCCGCACTGGGGGTATTGGCCCACCGCTTTCGCGGGTACTCGTAACCTGCTGAAGTAAAGACATATTAGTCCTCCTCTTTAAGTAGTTTTTCAGCGTTGATTGCTTTGACCTTGGGGTCACCTAACTTAATTGAATGTGCGTCATGCCATTTAGATGCAAGCTCTGGATGAGCTAATGCATAATCTTTGAATGCACGCATATCAACTTTGTATGTAGTTTGCTGAGTTAAAAAGGAGGGCCAGTCTTGCTTTGGAATTGCTTCAGATACCTCATCGAGGATGACTTGATCCCAGATGTGATCTCTCTTCATCTCTACAGTAATACCATCTACTGTTCTTTCCCCACCTTCATTATGGATCGGAGCAAGCATTGCACTTACTTCTTTCGTATCCAAGAGTTCACGGTTCAGCTTCCTGATCGTTTTCTCTATCTCTGCCTTCTTGCTTTTTGCACCCACTAATTGCAGCGCCAAACACTTCATGCTTGTCATGCTTCTTTCCTTTCTTCTGTCTAACTCATCTCTCTACAAAACCGATAGTGCACCAAAGTCCACCAAGGTGCAATACCTTTTTATAAAATAATTTTACAAACGGATATTACATGAGTAGTATGAGGCAACTTAGCTAACAAAAAGAAGTGTCATGGAATTTATGATTGAGCAAAACGTGCCGAAGCCAAGTCATCCTACGAAGGGTCAAGGCAAATGGCAAAAGCTTTTGAAGAAGATGGCTATAGGTGACAGCGTGTTCTTGAACAGTGAAGAAGAAGTCAGGTGTATTAGGGCGGCAGCATACAAGTTAGGCATGACTATCGAGTCATCTCGCGGTGATGACCAGAGGTATTGGGTCGGACGGAAATCTTGATGATGCCTTTTCTAGCTAGTAGCTATGACGGGCCTATGTCGCCAGAAGCAAAGGAAGAACTGCTCTTTGATATGTGGGAGCAGGGCATGCACATCATCCCTTGTGGCTCACCAAGTGAAGTGGTGCCGCAATACTTCCGCACCAGGCATCCATTTGATTCAGAGGATGAACTTAAATCTAAGTGGGCCAAGACACCACGGGTAAAGTGGCAGCACTATCAAAAGATCCAGCCATCTCAAGATGAGATCAAGCAGTGGCACAGCCAATACCCACTGGCAAACTGGGCGGCGATCACTGGCATTACCTTTGCGGTAGTAGATGCAGACAGTGATGACGCTGTGAACTGGATAGATGCTGGTGCAATTACAAGAACGCCACTGAAACAGACAACCCCTCGGGGTGGTGCTCACTACTTCTATAGCCTTGGCTCTACCCTTATTCGTAATAGCGCGGGACTCAACAAGCTCGATGTCCGTGGTGATGGCGGGTATGTAATGGTCGCCCCTTCACATGGTTATGTGATGACATGCGATGAACAGTATGCCGTAGGTGGCATGGATGATCTCCCCGCCCTAGTCGATAACGATCTGCAAATGATGCATGTGTTCAACACGGGCAGCAAGGTTGAGAGCATACGCGACAAACTGACTGAGGCACCACAGGAACAGGGTACTCGCAACGATACCTTGGCAAGGCTCATAGGCAAGTGGGTGAAAGAAGGCTGGGGTATGCGCGAGGTATTGATCAAGGCGCAGGACTGGAACCAAACATGTTTTCCTCCTATGGATCTGATCGAGGTCACCCGTACAGCCATCAGCATAATCAACGGGCATATTAAACGACACCCAGATGATGTGAATGCAGGGGTGCTTGGGTGGGAGACATCCAAGTGGCAGACAGATATCAATGAAGATCTTAAGGTCATTCAATCACAAGAAGATCCCATAGAAGAGAAGAAGCGTGAGGGTGAAGAGGATAAGTCATCAGGCCCACTAGGGTTAAAGCCGTTCAGCGACACTGAATGGGTGGACATGAACGATGATGGCATCGAGCAGTTCTGGGGTGATGCATTCATATTCCAGAAGAGTCGGGTGTTGTTACTTGGCAAGCCAAAGATTGGTAAGTCTAACTGGCTGGGTGCGTTCGCAGCAGGGGCTACCACCGGCACAGACTTTATGGATGTGGAGTTCAGTCGGCCATTGAAGGTGATGTGGTTTCAGGCAGAGATCATCGCAGAGTTTCTTAAGCGCAGGATAGACACCTACTACAAGCGGTTTGAGTTTGATGATGACCTGCGAAGGATGGGTCACAACAACCTGATCATCAGTGGGCGGCTGAGAAAGAACCTGATGCGCGACCAAGACATAGAACAGTTCAGTCAAGAGATTGAGTTTCACAAGCCAGACATCGTGATGATCGACCCCATCATTAACTTCTTTGACGGGGAAGAGAACAGCAACACAGAGATACGCAAGCTGCTGGATCGAGTAGATATGCTGATGGATATGCACAACGTGACCGTGATCATAGCCCACCATACAGGTAAGGAACGGGCAGACGATAAGACGTTCATGTCAGCGCGTGGTGGCTCTGTGTTCGCCGGTTGGTTTGATAGTGGTATCAAGCTGGGTGGTGAAAAATCAAACGTATCTGTCTTCTATGAAGCGCGTAATGCTATGGAACCTAAAGAGCACTTAGCCAGCTTCGACTTTGATGATGGTATGTGGAAGGTATCAGATCTCACGCAGCGCAACACTAGACCCCAGTTAACTGAAGAAGATGAGGTAGCCATTGCCAACGTGGTGGTTAGTGCTATGAGCAGCACAAAGTTTTATATCAGAAAAGAATTAGAACTACTGGCTAAGGAGGCTTTAAGCAAAGCCAACATGAACAGTGGTGATAAGGCTGGGCAAAAGGCAGTGTCTTATGTTCAGAAATATAAAGGTAACTTGGTCAAGACGCATGCCGTGCCAGGCAAAGCGGTCTGGCATTACCTTGAATCAAATGAAATGACAAGACCATGGGAGTCTGAGGAATGAGTGAATCAAAGCGACCAAAGATAAGTAGGTGGGTGTATGAGTTGTTGCAGGAAGTGGGTAGACCTATAACCCGAAAGGCAATAGTCATAGAGTTAAAGCATCGAGGCAGGGAAGTCAGCCATGAACAACTTGGGACTGCACTTAGTAACATGCGTCATAGAAAACAATTGGTGGTCACAGGCAATAAGCTTAAGAAGTTTTCTGTGAGTGAGTTGCCTGTTGCTCCGTGGGATAGAGCTAAGAAGGCTGTGGATAATAAAGAAAGTCCTGTGCAGTTCAACCTTAAGCAGGTTGAGATGAAAGATGTGGTTGTTGAGCGGCATGTTGAGCCTGTTGTTAACTTCCGCGTTAAGTCAAACGGCAAAGAGATAGGAAGGGATTTAGAAGGAGATGTGAAAGCTAAGGCAAGCGGTCAAGAAAGCCTGATGCTGGTGTACATGCGCGTTAAGATAGCTGCGATGGTGCTGTGTACTGGCGCGGTTGCAGGGCTGGCAGCAGCTATATCGATAAGCGTTTTATAATATGATTCATTACCATGGGGTTCCGCTCAGTGGCGGATTGCAAACAGAGATAGCAATGCAAGGCAAGCATGGCTTTGTATCTTATGCACACGCAGGAAGCGTAGGGTTGGTGGCTGAGATCTGTCAGTCATTTGCCCTGGACAATGGAGCCTTCACTTCATGGAAGTCTGGCAAAGCATTTGATGTCAGCGGGTTTGCTGATTTTGTAGGTGAGTGGCACATGCATCCAAACTGCGATTGGCATGTGATTCCTGATGTTATTGATGGGGATGACGATGCCAATGCAAAAATGAGAGCTACCTGGTTCAAAACTGTGGGCGCTGAGATCTATGGTAAGGGTGTACCAGTATGGCATCTGAATGAATCACTTGATGTGTTGAGGTACATGACCGTTGCTTACAAGCGCATAGCATTCGGTAGTGCGGGTGCGTTCAGTCAAATAGGTTCGCCCGAATGGTGGGCGAGAATGTCTGAGGCGATGGATGTTGTTTGTGATTCGGAAGGTAGGCCCAAAGTGAAACTACATGGGCTGCGGATGCTTGACCCGACTATTTTCTCACACTTTCCATTCAGTAGTGCAGACAGCACCAACGTGGGGCGTAACTGTGGATTGGATACTCGGTGGCAAGGACCGTACACAATTGGATTAAGTACCAAAACAAGAGCAATGATTTTGATGGATCGTATCGAGTCACACGCATCAGCGGCGCGCTGGAACAACACCCAAGCAGGCCAAAAGAATTTTGAGTTAATAGGATAAGTTATGACCTACAGCGTTAAGGAAATATTTTACACGGTACAAGGTGAAGGCATCAACGCAGGAAGACCAGCAGTGTTCTGTCGTTTTGTTGGGTGTAACTTATGGTCTGGTAAGGAGAAGGACAGGGCTACTGCACAGTGTAACTTTTGTGACACTGACTTTCTTGGAGGGTTCAAGGTTAAGACTGCATTTGAGTTGGCTGAAAGAATACATGAAGAGTGGTACAGGCCATCGGCAGACAACCTATTGGTTGTTCTTACAGGTGGTGAGCCAGGCTTACAGGTTGATGACCAGTTGATTAGCAAACTTCATGGTTGGGGATTTCAAGTTGCCATAGAAACTAATGGCACTGTCGAGTTGTGCGAGGGCATTGACTGGGTATGTGTTAGCCCCAAGGCGGGTACAGATTTGGTAGTCACTAAAGGTGATGAGCTGAAGGTGGTGTACCCGCAAGATGGTGTTGACCTAGATGAGTTAAGTCGGTTGGACTTCAAAAATTTTTTGATTCAACCAATGGATGTGTCTTACCAGAACGACTATGTCAATCAAGCGGTGGAGTTCTGTAAGAAGAATACTAAGTGGCGGCTAAGTGTGCAGACGCACAAGTCGATAGGGGTTAGGTAAAAAACCCCGCAAGAGGTGCGTGTCAAAGTGGGTGAGGAAGGCACACACATTACGGGGAACCCAAAGCAACAAGGGTCAAAACGGACTCTAACAGATGATAAATAAATACGCGAGTGGAGCAGTACGATATGGCAAAGGTAACCTTGGAAGCAGAGGTAGAAGAGAATCTTGTTGAGGAGTTCATTGGTACTATGAAAGAGTTGAGTGCATTGAGCAGGGCAAACGAGGATCTCAGTGAGTCAATGGAGTTCTTAGCCAAGAACATAGGCAAGAACACTGCGGACATACGCAAGTTAACAAAGTCTGTAGAGGGATTGATGTTAGCAATACAGTCAACAGGTAAGTAAAGCAACGGAGAAGTATAAGGTGAGTAATAGTTTAGCAAGTAACATGTTCATGTCCGCGATACGGGCGCAGGAAGTGGCGCACGAGAACTACATATCATATAAGCTGAAGAC